CACCTTCGTGGAGGAATGCGTGGAGGCCAAAATTGCTATCCTCTACGCCACCGGATACTTGTATGAGCACCGGGAGGAGGCGGATCATCACGCGCTGACGATCACTCTGCGCTCGCTCCTGTTCGGTGCCCGGAAGGAGGCCTTCTGATGAAGATCGAGCTCCTGAACGTCCGGATCGAAATACAGAAAAGCACGGTCGTGACCGATGCTGTCGGCAACCATAAAAACGAGTGGGTGCCTTACTACAGCTGCTTTGCCACCGTCAGCGCGGAGTCTCCCAAGGAGGACAGCGCCGCTGGCACCATCGTGGACAGCAGCAAGGTGGACTTCACCGTCCGGTACTGCCGGGACGCCGCTGGCGTCACATCCACCGGTTACCGCATCGTGTTCAAAAACGAAATGTACAACATCCTCGGTGTTGATCACATGAATTTCAAAAACAAGGCAGTTAAGTTCCTCTGCCAGAAAGTGAGTCGCTGATGTCCAGCAGCAGAGTAACCATCGACAAGCTCGCCGATGCCGTCATGGACGGCCTGACCGAATATGCCGACCTTGCCACCGACGACATGAAGGCCGCCGTCCGTAAGGCCGGGAATACTGTCCGCAATGAGATCAAGGAAACTGCGCCAAAAGACACCGGCGCTTACGCCAAGAGCTGGTCGGTCAAGACCGAGCGCGAGACCAGCAGCTCCCTTCATCTGATCGTCCATTCCCGGAACCGCTACCAGCTGGCGCACCTTCTGGAATTCGGCCATGCCAAGCGTGGCGGTGGCCGTGTTCCCGCGCAGCCGCACATCGCGCCTGCGGAGGAGAAAGGCGTGGGCGAGCTGGAGAAGGAAATCGAAAGGAGTCTGTCACATGGATGAGATTCTCGCAATGCTGGCGGAGATCGGCCTGCCCTATGCGTACCACCATTTCGCAGAGGGTGAGTCGCCTGATCCGCCGTTCATCTGCTACCTGACACCCGGCAGCGACAACTTTGCCGCAGACGGCAAGGTCTACTACAAAATCGACGAATATCACATCGAGCTTTATACCGATGTGAAGTCTCCCACGCAGGAGGCAGAACTGGAGGCCGTGCTGGATGCGCACGGCTTTTTCTATGACAAAACCGAAGTGTGGATCGAGAGCGAAAAGCTCTACGAAGTCCTGTACCAATTTGAAATGGAGGGTATGAACGATGCCTAAGAAGAACAAGGTCAAATTCAACATCTGCAACGTCCACTACGCGATCCTGACCGTCGCGGATGACGGGACGTTCTCTTACGGCACTCCAGTGCCCATGCCCGGTGCCGTTTCCCTGTCTCTGGATGCCAACGGCGAGCCGACCAACTTCTATGCTGACGGCTATGCCTACTACATCATCTCCAACAACATGGGCTATGACGGCGATCTGGAGCTGGCGATGGTGCCGGAGTCCTTCCGTACCGACGTGCTAAAGGAGGAACTGGATAGCAACAATGTCCTGATCGAAAACTCTCAGGCGCAGGGTGAGAATTTCGCGCTGCTGTTTGAATTCGACGGCGACGTGAAGAAGATCCGCCACGTCCTGTACAAGTGCGCGGCCAGCCGTCCGGGTATCGAATCCCAGACCAACGAGGATGAGGTCGAAGTCAAGACCGAGACCCTGTCCATCAAGGCTACGCCGCTGGCCAACGGCTATGTGAAGGCCAAGACCGGCGACAACACCAGCGATGCCGTCTACCAGAACTGGTACAGCGCCGTGTACATCCCTTCCACTGAAGGCGGTGGCGGTGACGATCCGGTCGTGGATGACGGAACCGATCTGGCCTCCCTGTCCATCGGCTCCCTGACGCTGACGCCTGCCTTTAATGCGGATACCACCGCATATACGGCCAGCACCACCAATGCGACGAACACCATCACGGCTGTCGCTGCGGACTCTGAGGCGGAGGTGGCGATCACCGTCAACGGCAACGCGCACACCAGCGGACAGGCCGCGACGTGGGAAACCGGCGACAACACCGTCAGGATCGTTGTCACGAAGGGCAATGCCACCAAAGCCTATACCGTCATCGTGACGAAGACTGAGGAGGGCTAATCACCATGAGCATGACAAAAACCATCGAGATCGACGGCCAGCAGGTGTCCTTCCGGGCATCTGCTGCCATCCCGCGTATTTACCGGCTGAAGTTCCGCAGGGACATCTACAAAGACCTCGCCGTGCTGGAGAAGGCCGTGGGCAAGTCTGACTCTGCGGACAGCTCCATCGACCTGCTGTCCTTGGAGATGTTTGAGAACATCGCCTACATCATGGCCAAGCACGCCGACGCCAGCATTCCGGATACGCCGGAGGAATGGCTGGATCGGTTTAACACCTTCTCCATCTATCAGGTGCTCCCGCAGCTCATCGAGCTCTGGGGACTGAATGTTGAAACCGATGTCCAGTCTAAAAAAAACTTCGCCCAACTGAGCGGCAAATGACAACGCCGCTGTTCCTGCTCCGCTGCGTACAGCTCGGCATCTCCATCCGTGATCTGGATCTCCTGACCATCGGCATGGTGAACGATATGTACGCAGAGAGCCGGAACGACGATTACAAGTATCGAGAAGTCGCCACCCAGAGCGACTATGACAATTTCTGATGCGGGAAAGGAGGCGCTACCGTGGCAAACAGAATCAAGGGAATCACCGTGGAGATCGGTGGCGATACCACAAAGCTCCAGACCGCGCTGAAGGGTGTCAATTCTGAAATCAAGAACACGCAGTCCCAGCTGAAAGACGTGGAGCGGCTCCTGAAGCTCGATCCGGGCAATACGGAGCTTCTGTCCCAGAAGTATAAAACGCTCCAGCAGGAAATCAAAGCCACCAAGGAAAAGCTGGATACCCTGAAGGAAGCCTCCAAGCAGGCGGATCAGGCGCTCAAGGACGGCACCATCTCTCAGGAACAGTATGATGCCCTCCAGAGGGAGATCGCCGAGACCGAGCAGAGCCTGAAAAGTCTGGAACAGGAATATAAGAACTTCGGCTCCGTGCAGGCGCAGCAGATCGCGGCAGCCGGTGAAAAAATGAAGGAATTCGGCGGCAAGGTGGAAGACGCCGGGAAGACCCTGACGACCCATGTCACCCTGCCGCTGGCTGCTGTCGGCGCTGCGGGTGCGGCGAGCTTTGCCGAGGTCGATAAGACCATGCAGCTCACCAACAAGACGATGGGCAATACCACCGAGGAAGCGGAGCTGCTGAACAAGGCCATGAAGGAGGCTGCGGCAAATTCCACCTTCGGAATGAAGGATGCCGCGACCGCGACACTGAACTTTGCCCGTGCCGGTCTTGATGCGGAGCAGGCCGCCGCTGCTTTGGCTCCGGCGATGAATCTCGCTGCTGGTGAAGGCGGCAATCTGGATACGGTTTCCGGAGGGCTGGTCGCTACGATCAACGGCTTTCATGGGAGCTTTGAGGACGCAGGCCACTACGCGGATGTTTTCGCTGCTGCCTGCAACAACTCCGCTCTGGACGTGGACAGCCTGTCGAGCGCCATGTCCGTGGCGGCTCCGATTTTCTCTGCCGCAGGATACTCGGTCAATGATGCCGCCCTGTACATGGGCGTCATGGCCAACAATGGTATCGATGCAGATAAGGCCGCCAACTCCCTGAAGACCGGCCTTGCCCGTCTGGTATCTCCCGCCAAAGAAGGCTATGAGGCCATGAAGCAGCTGGGGATTGAGGTCACCAATGCAGACGGCTCCATGAAGGATTCTGTTACGATCCAGAAGGAACTGCATGATGCCTTCAGCAAGCTGTCCGAATCAGAGCAGATCGCCGCTGCCTCCGCCATCTTCGGTAAAAACCAGATGGCTCCGTGGCTGGCGCTGATCAATACCGCTCCGGAGGATGTGGGCAAACTGGATGCCTCTCTGCAAAGCTGTGCCGGAACGACGGATGAAATGGCTGAGGCCATGATGAGCGGATTCGGCGGCTCCCTCGAAAAGCTGAAGAGCTCCATCGACGTTCTGGTTACTTCCATCGGCGAGGCGCTGGCTCCGACGATCCAGAAGGTTGCGGAATTTGTACAGGGACTTGTGGACAAGTTCAATGCCCTGACTCCTGCGCAGCAGGAAACCATTGTAAAGATCGGTCTCATTGTCGCTGCAGTCGGCCCACTTCTGGTTATCGTCGGTAAGGTAATAACCGCAGTCGGCACGATCATGACCATTGTACCCAAGATCTCCGGTGCGATCACAGCTGTCAAGGGAGCCTTTGCCGCGCTGAACGCCGTCATGCTGGCAAATCCAATAGTCCTGATTATCGCTGCCATCGCAGCGCTGGTCGCGGCCTTTATTTATCTCTGGAACAACTGTGAGGAATTCCGGCAGTTCTGGATTGATCTCTGGGAAGGGATCAAGGACATCGCTGTCAAGGTATGGGAAGGCATCAAGACCTTTTTCACAGAGGCGTGGGAGGCAATCAAATCCACCTGCGAGACGGTGTTCAACGGCATAAAGGATTTCTTCGCCGGTGTATGGAACACGATCCGCACAACGGTCAGCACGGTCTGGACGGCAATCAAGGATACCATCAGCGGCATCGTGCAGGGCATCTGGGACAAGATCACCGGTGTCTGGCAGAGCATCTACGACACGATCTCTCCCTTGCTGGAGGCTTTCCGGTATCTGTTTGAAACTATCTGGCAGGCCATACAGATTCTGATCAGCACGGCGCTGGAGGCAATCTCCAATAAGGTCACTGAAATCTGGAACGGTATCGTGGCTTTCCTGACGCCGATCCTGCAGGCCATCCAGAGCCTTTTTCAGACGATCTGGAATGCCATCAGCGGTGTGGTATCCACGGTGCTGAATGCTATCAAAAATACGGTGACCAGCATCTGGAACGCGATTAAGGGTGTGATCACTAATGTGCTAAACGCCATTAAAACCGTGGTGTCCACAGCGCTGAACGCAGTGAAGACGACCTTCTCCACGATCTGGAACAATGTGAAATCCACGGTCACCACCGTGCTGAATAACATCCGCAGCTCTGTATCCCAGATCTTCAATAACATCGTGAACTCCATCCGCAGCGCCATGACCAATGTATTGAATTCGGTGCGGCAGGGCTTCAATAACGTGGTGAGCTTCATCCGGAACCTGATCTCTCAGGCTTTCGGCTGGGGACGCGATCTCATCATGGGCATCGTCAACGGTATCAGGAACTGCATCAGCGCGGTGTCCAATGCCGTCACCAGCGTGGCAGACGCCATCCGCTCGGTGCTCCATTTCTCCGTCCCGGATGAAGGCCCACTTACGGATTATGAGAGCTGGATGCCGGACTTCATCGGCGGCCTTGCCAACGGCATCAAAAAGAGCCGAGGCTTGATCAAGGATGCCATGAATGATGTGGCCGGTGACATGGTGCTCAGTCCTACTGTGCAGGGTACCAGCGCAGCTACGGTCACTGGCGGTGCCGGAGGTGTTGCGGACATGGTTTCCGCAATCCGGGAAAGCCTGTCCGGGATCAAGGGCGAGGCTGCCGGAGATACCATTATCCCGGTGTACATTGGCTCCGAGCGCATTGAAGAGATCGTCGTGAAAGCAAACAAGGCCGCCAGCTACCGGTCGGGAGGGAGATAAATGCTGATAAATTATCCGATCAGGTTTGACGGCGAAAGCATTTTTACTCCCACCTCGTGGGAGGAGGAATCCACTGTGGTGGAAAGCGTCAATGAAACGGAGGCCGGGACGGATCAGATCATCGTCACCCGCTATGACAAGCTGTCCGTCTCCGCTTCCTTCCTATGCTCCTCCACATGGGCTGGAAAATTCAAAGCCTACAGCAAGCGGGATTCCATCACCGTCAGCCTATACGACATAGAAACACATGCTTACAAGAACCGTTCCATGCGCCTGCGCTCCTTTAAGGCCGTACCCGCTCCGAACTCCGAGCGGAATCGCGGTACGGACGGGCTGTGGACGGTTTCGTTTACTTTGGAGGAATTTTAGCGAAGGAGGTGGGCAGCATGAAACGGGGAACCACTCCGATCAACACATTCAAAACGAATATAGACCTGACCGGCTCGACAGTCTTCGTGACCTATTCGCAAGGCGGCAAGGTCGTTCTGGAGAAAACCGGCGAGGCGCTTGAGGTCACCGAGGAAGCCGTTGTGACCCGGCTCTCCCAGAAGGACACACTGGCTTTCACGGCGGCTCAGTGTGTCAGCATCCAAATCCGCTATGTCTTCCCGGATGGCACGGCTGGCGCGAGCAACATCATGACCGCCAATGTCGGAGACATTCTGAAGGACGGAGAAATCGAGTCATGATCCTGCAGGCAACCTTTGAGCAGGATATGGAGCTCGACGCCGTGATGGAAGAAAGTCCGGAGCTGGATGCAGAATTTGCCGACACCACGAGAATTGATGGTGGCGGACAGTACCGATTCGGCTACGGCCTGAAATATGATCCGGATACCATGACGGTATCTGTGGACGCTGCCGATGCCGTCACTGCCGGTGACACCCGTCCGGTCACCTCGGCGGCTGTGCAGGTTGAGATCGGCAACATCGAAGTGTTGCTGCACACCATTTGAGGAGGCAGCTATGAGCGTATCATCCGAAGTTACAAGAATAGAGGCCGACCGCAACACCATCCGGAACACGATGCTGGCATGGGGCTTGGCGCAGGCGACAGATAATCTGGACGATCTGGCAGATGCCCTTGCCTCCGTTGTCAACCGAGGAGCTGTGGCTGTCGAGCTGGATGAAGGCGAAACGTATACGGTTCCCGCTGGCTACCACAACGGCTCCGGCGCGGTTACCAACGGAGTCCGGGCAGGACGTTTGGAGCCAAGCGTCTACGACTACAATTCCGGCTACGTCAGTAACGGCAGCTGGATATATGAAAATCCCACTAATACATACGTGGATATTTACCGTGTCGAGGCTGGATGCTCCTATTTCATTACCCTCGGCGGTACCGTGGGCACCCGCTTCCGCGTCATGTTCACAACAGAAGATGTGACGCAGGCAACGGGAACGGTGGTCGGAGCAAGCATTAAGAATCTGAACAATCCATCGCCTTTTACGAATGCGGCATACACGGCAGAAGAGGACGGCTTCATCATCGTGGCTAAGGACAATATCGGAGCCAGCGGCCTCAGCTCGTATGTCTACAACCGCACAGAAAAATGGCTCTGAGAAGGAGGAACTACTATGAGTATAGCAACAGAAATCAGCCGGATACAGACTGACCGGAACACCATCCGGAACACCCTGATTGAATGGGGGCAGGCGCAGGCCGGTGACAATCTCGATGCGCTGGCCTTGGCAATTTCCAGTCTTCAGAATCGTGGCGCTGTGGATGCGGAGGTGCAGGAAGGCCAGACATACACCATCCCGCAGGGCTACCACAACGGCTCCGGCACCGTCAGAGGTGTCGCCGGTGGCGGGAACTATCAGCTGCAGGCCAAGTCGGTCACGCCGACCAAGAATGAGCAGAGCGTCACGCCGGATGAGGGCAAGTATGGTCTTTCCAGCGTCACCGTTGCTCCGATCCCGGAGGCATATCAGGATGTGACCAGCGTGACGGCAACTGCCGCAGACGTGCTGGCCAACAAGATCATCATCGACTCTACCGGTCAGACCGTGGCCGGTACCATCCCGGTCAACGGCGCTATTGCCGCGACCTTCAATCCGCTCTCCCAGACCAGCGTGGCGATCCCTGCCGGTTATACAACGGGAGGCGCGGTAACACTGACGGAGGATTTGGAACTGGCGCTGGCCGCCATCTAAGGAGACAGCTATGTATGCAGTAAGCGAAGAATACCGGGAGGCCATGCATAGCAAGGTGCAGACCTTCCGGCTGACCGGCACTGCCGGGAACAAGCCCTTCACGGAAGGCAATATCCTGAAGGGCTCTTTTTCTATCACAAACCAGTGCAGCGGCTCCGATGCCGTAGAGATCGGGCAGGTCTATATTGGTGAGCTGAACGCGACCTTCATGAACATGGGCATCACGCGATACCAGTGGCAGGCGCTGGAGATCACACCACTCCTCGGCCTGAAGCTGGCGAATGGCACCTACGAGGATATTCCGTTGGGTGTGTTCACGGTGGCCGAGGCTGAGTGGACGGCTTCCGGCACTGTGATCAAAGCCTATGACCACATGGCAAAGTTCGACCGTAACTACGGTGGCGGCAATGCCAAGGGCGAGCCCTACGACCTGATGCTCAACGCCTGCAATCACTGCGGTGTTCCGCTGGGCATGACGCAGGCGCAGGTGGAAGCCCTGCCCAATGGCACTGAGACGCTTTCCGTATACACAACGGACAACATCGACACATGGCGGGATTTCCTCTCATGGCTTTCGCAGGCGATGGGCTGCTTTGCCACTATCGACCGAACCGGCGCTCTGGTCTTTCGCCAGTACACGCAGGTGCCGGTGGACACGCTGGATACGGAGCATCGCTTTTCCGGCGCATCCTTCTCGGATTACACGACAAGGTATACCGGCCTCTCCTGCGTCGACCTGTCTTTGCAGAAAACCATGTATATCAATGTGACGCCGGATGACGGCCTGACATATAACCTCGGCTCGAATCCGTTTCTGCAGCGCGGTGGCGGTGACGCTCCCGCTCGGCGCAGGGCTGTTCTGGAGGCGCTGCTGGCCGTAAACTACGTGCCTTTCCGGGTAACGGCCATC